AAAATACCAGATAATTCTATAATCCTATTCAATGCTTCTTCTTGCTTCTCATATGGTCTTTCACAGTGAATATCAACAATTATATTACCGCTTTTTAATTTATCAGGATCATATTGATACTCTTTGGTATCATTATTCCATGTACTTCTATCAATTCTATTTAAAGAATTATGATAACAATATCCTCCAAATTTTATTACATTTTCATTAATTGCATCCCAAATTCTTTCAGATGAATAACTTTCTTCTGCACACCAATAATAACTGCCAGCATTCATAATCTCATCAATGCTTTCTGGTTTTGATGCTTGTCCTGCTGGACCCAATCCATACCGATGTGAAGATGTAATATATTCAATTTGCTCTCTGTATGGTCTTTCCAAATCAAATACTTTTATAAAATTTGAACCTTTAGAAACATGATAATGACCAGCAAGATCTGCACCTGTATTGTAACTTCCGTTTGCTCTACAATGTGCCTCTGAACCTTCTGTTAAGAATGCATCCAAGATCCCTCTTCGAGGAAGAGAAATACCAGCAAAATTTAAATGTAAATAATCATCTTGACTTGCATCACTTAAATGCTCTGTAAAATATCTTCTTTGAAGTGGGATCATATCAATATCACCAAGCATCCATGTTGTGTCGGGCTCTGTCTTTGGAAAATCATATTTAGACCATGTTATTTGAATAACCTTTGGTAAATCTTCCATAAACTCTCGTTCAATAATTGTACCATACTCTTCTGTCATGTTTGTGTTTTCTTTTTTACCATACAATAAGCAAACTGGTTCTATACCAAGTGATTCTTTGTATATTTTGGATTGGATGTTCCAAAATCCACTATATTCTTCTGATGTTGAAAAAATTACTTTATCTATTTTCATACTTTGACTCCTATTAGATGTGAATACTTATCATATTCTTTTTTATCAATAGACATTTTTTTACCAATATAATCATTATCGTGATATTTTTTGCAACATGGGCATGGTGTTTTAGTACACCATGAGTCAGGACAATCTAAATTACATTCTTCACTAACACAAGTTTGTTTCTTGTCCGCAGAATGCCATTCTGGAAGTTCTTGATTCCACCAACCCTCTCCTCTAATACGAGGAATGGGGGGTGAAATTCTTTCTTCTCCTACAAATATTGGTTGATTAGTTGTCCAATCATCATGAATAATTGCCCTTGTTTTTGCATGGGGATAAATAACATGTTCTAGAAAATCTTGATCGTTTCCAAACTTATCTTTTGTATTTTTTAATATACAAAAATCTCTATATGAATCTAAAGATTGTTCTGTGATGAGTCCTGATTTTGCCCCCCACATTCCTGCTGCCATAACTCTAGTATGCTGACAATGATCTCTTATTATATGGTAATCTTTACCACTGGATATCCACTCATCTACTGAGGCTTTATCCCTTACATGCAATCGGGAATCAACATCTCTACTTATTACATAATCTAAATTATCATCTGTAAATGCATAGAATCTCCAAAGAGTAGAAAAATACCCTTCATTTTTTTCAAACAAAAACACCTCTACATTATCTCTTGATTTCAATTCGTTTATAATTGATTCATCTATTGTGCTTTTGTCTATGTAATACCTACAGGTCCAATCTTGCCATTCTTCTTTTGCGATGTCTGCATTAAGAATTGCTCCCAATATATAGGATGGCAAACTATCTCTTCCATCTTGAACACCATTAGGTTGTTCCCATAAACAAAATGATATTACCTTTTTCATGTATTAGTTCCTAATAAGTGTGAATATTTTTCTAATTGTTCTTTTGTTAAATCGCAAATTTTTCCAAAATATTCGTTGTCGTGATATTCTCCACATGCAGGGCATGGTGTTCTTGTACACCAAGAAGGTGGGCAATGTAAACCGCATTCTTTATCGCTACATGTTTTTTTTCCAATTGCGGAATGCCACTCTGGAATTTCTTTTTCCCACCAATCTTTGCCTCTAAGTCTTGGAATTGGAAATGGATGTTTTTGTTCATGTGTAAATGTATTTGGAAACCAATCATCATGAACAAATGCATCATCTATAATAATAGGATAAACACTATACTGTAAAAATATTTGGTCAACACCATGCTTATTAAATTTTTCATTTTTAAGTATTTCTGCATCTTTTATCATATACTCTAAACTGGGTATTGCCCCTCTTTTAGTTCCCCATAAGCCACCACAAATTACCCAACCATGTTGGCAATTGTCTCTCATTATATGAATACCTTTATCGCTTTTAATCCATTCATCTACTGCTGCCTTATCCCTAATATGCAATCTAGCATCTGTATCCCTAAAAATTGTAACATCCACATCTGGGTCCGATGCTGGGTAAAATCTCCAAAACATACCATTCCAAGATTCATCTTCATCCATGAGAACGACTTCTACATTATCTCTTGATTTTAATTCTTCTATTATACCACGGGGAACGGTGGGTGCAATATAAAATCTACAAATCCAATCTGACCATTCTTTCTCTGCAATGTCTGCATTCAATATAGCACCAATTACATACCTTGGGTTGTCTCCCCACAAACTGAAACTAATTACTTTTTTCATTGCTGTTTTTTACCTTTGTGTTAAAAAAAAAATCATCTTCTTCAATCCAATCCATGTAAATACAATCATCCCTTTGTTTTATACATTTTGCCGATTCTTCATTCGGTTTATCGTTTTCGTCCCAAATTTGTCCTACAAAATCATCCCATCCCTGTCTTATTGTTGGAAATCCTGTACTCATTTCTTTAACACCAGGATATCTTTGATAATCAAATCTTCCAGAAAATTTATTATACTGAGGAAAACTATCATGAATATATGCATCTTTCCAAAGCAATTTATAAACAAATGCTCTTAAAAATTTTTGATCAATTCCTTTTGCATTAAATTCCCACTCTTTAAAACAGTTAGTGTCCCCATTTCTTGTTCTTTTCGTTTCGTTTTCAATCCATGCCACAATAATATCTTTAGTTGTTATTGCATCTATCGGAACTTCCCATATTTCACAAGTTTTTTCATGAAACCTTGGCCCGTGAACACCCCACATTCCCCCCATTATGGGTTCTGTGTGCATTGGATGATCTCTCATAATGTGTAAAGTATTATTGCTTCCCATCCATTCATTTACTGCAACATATTCTCTTTTACTTAAACGACAATCTGTGTCACGAAAAATAACATATTCTACATCAATATCAGATATTGCATAAAATCTCCAAAACATACCATTCCAATTATTAGGTTCATCGTCTATTATAATGACTTCCGTATTAGATAATTTCTCAAGTTTATCAACTGTTTCTTTCGGAACATCAGTCCCCAAATAATATCGACAAATCCAACCATCATAATACTCTAATGCTAACTCAGCATTTCGGATTGCTCCAATACCATAAAATGGATTATCCCCCCACAAACTAAAACTAATTATATTTTTCTTCATATTATACTCTCAAATATCCATTAAATGTATTATTATATTTATTATAACCAATCATAGATTTTATTTCATCTTCAATTTCATATTCTGGTAAAGAACAAACTATAGAAATAGACCTATCAAACGACCTTACATGGTCACTAGCATTTTTATCTGGTATATTATTTTCATCATACACCTGTCCTACAAAATCATCTCCGTTAATTCTTCTTGTCGGAAACCCACTACTAATTTCTCTGTTGTTTCCAGATGTCTGTCTAACATCAACGCCAGACATGTTATTCAAATATGGATACTGGTCGTGTACAAAATAATCTCCAGAATGTAGAAATGAGAAATAGAAATCCTGTAAAAATTTTTGATCAGCACCTTTCTGTATTCCTTCCGATATAACATTAGGATTTTCATCAAACCATTTCTTTATCTTATTCTTTATATCAAAGTTTACTGTATCATCTCTCTTTCTTATACCCCACATGCCAGCAGCAACTGGTAAATTATGATAGGGGTGATCTCTCATTACATGAAAACATTTTCCAGATTTAATCCACTCATCAACAGCATGTTTTTCTCTAGCACTCAGTCGGGAATCAACATCTCTGGAAATCATAAATTCAACATCCTCATCATCTATACAATAGAATCTCCAGAACGCTCCATATGCTCCTAAATTCTTTTCTTGTACTTCTATTACTGTAGAATTTAAAAATTTTAATCGTTCCTTTATATCTTCTGGAATATCTTGCACATAAAATCTGGTTTCCCAATCTGGATAAATTTCTTTTGCTATCTCAGCATTACGAATTGCACCCTGGCAATAAAAAGGAGAATCACCCCATATACTAAAACTAATTACTTTTTTAAAAGTTTTCATGAAACTCCCCATCGGATTGAGGAACAGCAACTACTAATGGTTGTGGTTCTCTTCCTACCACCTCCATAAATTTTTGATATAATTGAGGAACATGCCATATATTCAATTCTTCAAAATATTCTGCTCCGTGTTCATCCATCCAATTTAATATTATATCCAAATAATCTCCTCTTATATAACTTTCATATTTCCATTCTGGATCAAAGTTTGGATAATCTGGTACGGGTATTCCAGAAACCCATTCTGGGGGTAGAGGTCTTAGTGTAGCATTAGAATCTAATCCTCCTGCATATTTTAAGTTAATATCTTCAGCATCATCTTTCCCTCTTATAATAAGTTCACTACACCTATACCATGCTTGCTTCAAGTAAAAAGTATTTAAGTAAGAAAATTGATAATGTAAAACAGCACCCTGATGAATATTAAACTTACGAATTGGTCCTGTACTTATACATCTTGGTGTGTGCATTCCAGAACCATCATTTGCTTGATCATATAAAGATTTACCATCATCTGCTTCTATAAAAATCCCATAATTATGAGTCCATATTGATCTATCTTCTCTAATGTGGTCAGTAGAACCCCATAAAGATAACCACCTCAATTGAATTCTTTCTCCAGGCGTTAACATCTCAATCAAACTTCTGCCATTTGCTAAAAAATTATTAGTAAATGTTTCATCAGCGTCCAAGCAAACAAAATGAGTTCCTCCATGATCTCTTGCTAAATTAAAAAGTTTTATTCTGTTTGGGATCTCTGGCCATCCTGCTCTTTGTTCCCCTACAATATCTTCTCCTCTATAAACTTTAATTTTATTAAGTCCATATTGATCTTCGTATACTGAATTAATAACATCTATTGTTTGTAAAGAATTATCAGTAGATCCATCATCAATACATATAACTTCATCTACAACAGGTAATATATTATGAAAAAAAGTAGGAAGGAATGCTTCTTCATTTTTAAATGGCATTAATGCTATTATTTTTGTTGGTTTATTTTTCATGTTTTATTCTTCTTCCGCCATTATCTTTTTAAAATTCTCGACACCGTGCATACCCTGCTGTGTTGCTGTTTCTTGGCTGTCCCATAAATAATGATACATTATTTTGTCGTGGATTATTATTTCATTTTTCAATAATCCAGACTCTAACAATCTATCACAATAATCACTATCTTCTCCAAAATTCTTTTCAGGAAATCTAATCTTTCTTGCTATTTCGGTACGAGTTGGATTCAAATGATTGATCGGTCTATATTGAATTCCTTCATCGTCTTTATAATGACCACCATATTCGTTTGCATGTTTAAATATCATGGCTGGATTTCCGTTTATATAATACATTCCAGAAAATCCTATACAATCTAATTCTGGATTTTCTCTAATAATCTTCATAATTATATTAATATAATCCTCATCAATATTATCATCATCATCTATAAAACAAACAAATTTACCTTTTGCTTGTTCTAAAATTTCATTTCTTTTTTGACCTACTGATTTTTGTCGATCATCTACATTAACTATAATTTCCACCTTATCTAAATTTTCTCTGGATGTAATTTTGTTAATTTCTCCCAACAAATCGTTCAAACTTTTTATTCTTTCATTTAATGAAAGTATACCAATTGTTAATATCTTTTCTGTTCTGCCATCATTCAAAGTTACACCACCTTTTAGTAATTGTGTTTTTGTTATTCTTTTATTTTCGGGTATTTCGTCGGGCATATTTTTTAATATCTCTTTCTTAACTCTCTCGGCAAACGAAGAAGCATATTCCTTTGCAAGTTCAAAATTTTCCTCAATGTATGGAAGCATATTCTCATATGTTTCTGGTGTTAATTCGTTTGTTTTAATAATTATATCTTCTAAATCATTCACAATTATCATTCCTTTCGGATTGAAAAATTTATCAATATTTGTACATCCCCAATAAACAGGAACTGTTTTAGTAATAATAGCATCTATTAATTTTTCTGTAAAATAATTTTCATATTTACTACTCTCTATTGCTATATGAAATTGAGAATTGAATAAAATTTCCTTCCTATCTTCTGGTAACGGATTATCGACATATGGTTCAAATCTTTCTTTATACCAATCAGGAGCATCAGGAATTTTCATTCTGGGACTGCTATAGAAAAGTTTAGGAGTAACAATGCGGTCTTTGTTTAACCATACATTTTTTCTTAATTCATATCCCTCAACTTGCCTTGCATGAAAAGATGATAAAAAACTAGTTTCAAATTTTTTACTTTTATGCAACTCATCAATAATAGAAGAATAATGTCCTATTGCATTTTCATCATCTATTCTTCCTTTATTCAACCATGTTGTTCCATAAGGAAACAAAATCACATTAGAGCAATCATTTAATATTATTTCATCTGTGGTTAATATTAAATCATATTGATTTGAATTTGCAACTATGACTTCATTTCTTTCTCTATGGGGAGAAGTTACTGGCTCATTACAATTAATAAAAACTTTATATGAATCTGGACTGGTAAAGTTAATATCACAAAATGGATAAGAATCAACCCATTCAGAATCAACTATTTTCATATTATGCCCAAATCGACTAACATGAATTTCTACTAATCTATCAAATTCTAAAACACCAGGTTCAAAAAGATAATGTGCGTTGCAATATATGGCTGGTATACTCATAATATAATTTCCTCTTCAATATACCAAAGGTTTGCTTCTTTCAATCTATTTATCTTATTTTCTTCACCCACCGTAAAATTAACATGAACAATTGCTTCATTTCCTGTTCGAGTTTCAGATTCGTTCCAATATAAATGACCATTTTTTACAAAATCGGTTGGATATATTCCCCATATAAGTTTACCTTTCTCTGCAAACCACCAATGTTTAGTCAAAATTTCAAAAATAATTTCCTGATCATACATACATTCGCTTCCGGCTTTTCCATACATTTGACTTAACTCAAAATACTTCTCAAACAATTCATGTACCTTTTCTGTGTTTTTTATATACATGAATCCTGTACATATAGTCATAAACGGATCATCCGAAGCAAAAACCATATCAACATCGTGATCTTTCTTTATTTGTTCATTAGAATAATTAATAAACTCGGTTGGATCTGTTCGAAACACTACATCACAATCTGTATAAACTAAAGAATCATTTTCCTGCAACTCTCTTATTATTATTTGTACTTTGGCTTCTGTAACTCTTCTAAAATCTCTTGCACCATATTCATGAAATCCTTCCCTAATTCCATTAATATCAAAAAACTTTGTGTTACATTTGTACTTACTGATTTCTGAAAAAGATTCTTCATCCAAACAATATACAGTAAAATTTTCTTCCATGTTTAATTTTTGTAAACTTATAAGAAGATTCTTACATAATTTTAAAGAACCAGAAGTTGTAAATGTAATATAATTCACGAATCTAATTCCTGTATTTTATCAAACAACATATCATCGGCTAATTGCATATTCTTTACTCTTTCAAGGTTGTCTTCTATTGCATCCATTTTGCTATAATACAAATCTTTATTCAATCTGTTAGTTATGATAAAATCAACTAAAGTTTCATCATTTGGAATTTCTATAATTCCATCTGTATTAAAATAATTTCCAATATTTTTTGTTCCGTAATATACAGGTATAGTTCCGGTTGCAAAACAATCTGTTATTTTTTCTGTAAAATAATCATCATATTGGTCATTTTCAATCACTATTGAAAACATAAAATCATTAAGTGCTTCACTTTTATCATTCCAATCATTTCCTTTATATCCTAAAAGGTGACATCCTTTTTTTACACCAAACATATTATTGGATATACCGCCAAACAAATGAACTATATTATGTCCTTCAGACCTAACCTTTAAGTTATTATAAAGCTTATGCCTAAATTTGTGTCCTTCTGTATAAATTTTTGAAGAAGCAATAAACGAACCAAATTCAGACTTATCATATATTTTATAATCTTTTTCTGGTATCCAAGGCAGATTACTTCCTGCTAAACAAAAATGAATCTTTTCGTGTTTATTTACCAATTCCCTATCACATGTAAATATACCATCATATGCATCAACAATTTCTTCTAAAATGGAAGGATTATCAAATGCATCTTGAAGATGTGGAAGAATTGCCTTTGATTCACAAAACCATCCATACTTTTTAATTCCTTCTTTTCTCACTTCTTGTGCCCCATAAGGAATGGCCAAATCCATCCATAATTGAATTTCAGACTCCTCTTTTGTCCATGTAAAATTCTTAGGTATTCTGTTCGAACAAGAAGACTGATGATGACTAAACGGCAAACCTCTTCCTTGAATCTTCATACTTTATTCCCCGGGGATTGCCACTCAATTGCGTCTTCTGCTATTCCAAGAGTTCTTAGAGATTCTTTCTTTGATTCTGCATCTGCAAGTCCCATAGTAACATAAGTATCTTCATTTGTATATCCTGGCCAAATGCAATATTGGGGACCAACATATTGTATATTCATCTTATTGATAAACATAGGAATTAAAGAAAAAAGAGGTTCATGATCAAACACCCCCACCCCATTTTCTAAAATATCTTTTGTTGTTGAAATCCATGCTTTAATAAATTCTTTTGATTTTTCTGTATTACCAAAATATAATGGAGATGCTTTCATTCCAGAAAGTCTACCGTTTGCGGTTGCTACTATTACATCAACAGACTCATCAAAATCGTCATAAATGTCTAATGGTTTGTGTATCTTACTATCAATATCCATCCACAATACAGGGCAATTTAATTCTTCCATTTTATCTAAAATATATTGTGGCTTGCTCAAACAATTTAATTGATAAGAACCGAGAGATTCTTTCTTTTGAATGTCGTATGGAATTTCTAATTCCTCACATTCTTTTATAATACGAGAAGCGTGTTCACTGTAGTATGTTGTTTCTTCTATATCACTATAAAAACTTATCAAGGGGGTTTTCATAATATAAACCTCAAATTCAACTATTGCCAATATGGTATTTTGGTATTAATTCCCATTCATCTTTATCTTTAAATGATATGATCTTTATCTGTCCTATTTTTAAAGTCGGTTCATCATTTTCAATTGGTTCAATAATACTAAGAAGTTCCCATTCTGCTAAAAGATTAGCAATTGTGTTTCTTCTCCCAATATCACTATCAGATATATTCGATTCTAATCCATCTAATTCAAACAATTCTTTAAAATGAAGAATAGCATATCTTCCTCTTTTATGAAGAATATGGCAAGATTGATATAATTTCTTTTCTTTTCTAGAAGAAATGCCCATCCGAGTAAGAGTTTCTCTTACCTTAAGAAAATCATCTTCTGATTCTAATTTTATTTCTACACCCAATCCCCGAAAAATATCTTCATCATTAACCATAATAAACAATCCTTTTAAATTGTGGTACTTCTTATGTATGGTTTTTCTTTCTTACACCCCCCACCATGAAGATATTCATCTATTTCTCTAATTTGATTTGGAGTTAATAAATCAATAACTTCTTTTGCTTTGGAGTTAGAATAATTATACATTTCTTTAATAATTTCCAAATCACTGCTCAATTCTTTTTTTGTCCATTTGCTAAATCGTTTTCTTTTTCGAATAGAATTAGAAAGATAATCAAATTGCATCTTTGATGAAATTTGGGGGTACATATTCATACTATTCGAATATAAAATCGTATCAATAAAATAAGAAAGACACCTATTAATGACAAATGGTGTATATTTTTTCTCTATCTGTTCGTTATCCGTATCCATCAAAGAATCTTTTGAATAGTTTATTGCTGTTAAATAATCACTCAGTTTCATCTTCGACAACCATTGCTATAACATCTTCTCTTTTAATAACATCAAAATCATTATGTAAACCTATTCTTGATCGTGCATCATAAAGAATAGTATCTCCTTTTGTGTAATCTACCTGTGGTATATTTCCGGCTAAATTAGGTAAACCTTTTCCCATCGAAATTATTTTTGCTTCACAAAAAGAACTATCAAGAATTTGACTTTTCTTTATAATAAGACCACTTTCTGTAGTTTCTTCTTTATTATAATCAATTTTTTCAACAATTATGTGGTTGCCTTCTGCTAATATCTTTGTCATTTATATTCACATCCGATCATAAGTTCTACTATACATGCTACTAGGTTAATTTCTTGATCTGCTACAAACGCAGACTTATATTGATATTCTGCTAACACTAAAATTGCTTGCGGTATTGAAGGAGAAGTCACCCCTTCATATAATCCATCATATATTTTTCGAAAAAGTTCTGTGGGTGCATTATCAAGATTTTCAACTGCCCATTTTCTTGCATTTGTAAAATCTTTATTTTTCATATATCTTATTAAATCCTTGACATTAATATCACCAATTGTAGTTAAAATTCCTACATCTATTGTTCCCGCTATAGAATATCTTTGAAGTTCGTTAATTGTTCTACGAAAATCAGGAAAATGTTTATTTATTAATTCTGCAAGAACTTCTTCCTCATATAAAACGCCTTCATTGTCAAGAATATACTTAACTCTTCCTAACATTTTAAGAGCAAGTGCAGGCTTTTCTTTCTTTGGGATTGTGAAAGTAATACAAGTACAACGAGAATGAATTGGCTCAATGATTCTATTCTTAAAATTGCAGGTAAGAATAAATCTACAATTTTCGCTAAACTCTTCTATAAATCCCCGCAATGCAGGTTGTGTTGATTGTGCATTACTATAATCAAATTCGTCCAGAATTACTACCTTCTTTGCTCCTGTAATAGAAACCGTACTTGCAAAATTACGAATCTTTGTTCGGAGTGTGTCAATATTTCCGTCCTCAGAACAATTAATCATAATATAATCGGTTTCTAATTCATTACAGAGTGCTTTTGCAATAGTTGTTTTACCACACCCCGCACCACCAGATAAAAGTAAGTTCTGTAATTCCCCAGAATCTACCATTTTCTGGAAAGTGGTTTTAATACCAGAGGGAAGAATACATTCTTCTATAGATCGCGGTCTATATTTTTCACACCAAATAAATTCTTTTAGTTCTGTCATTGTCATGTTTATCTTACTGCATCATATGGCGTATAAATATTCCCTACTACTTTATTATAATTTTCGTTGCTAATAATCATATCATCCATTAAACTTTCAAAAGTATATTCCGGTTTCCATCCAAGTTCTTCACGAATTTTGCTTGCATCACCTTTTAGATCGTGCAATTCTTCCGGTCTTAAATATTTTTTATCCAAGACAACATAATCTTCATAATTCATTCCAAATTTGTTGAAAACATATTCACAACAATCACGAACACTATGAGAAACACCAGTTGCACACACATAATCGTTTGGACTATCTTGCTGTAGCATCATCCACATTGCATACACATAATCCTTAGCATGTCCCCAATCTCTTCTTGCTTCTAAATTGCCCAAATGAAGTTTCTTTGCTTCGCCAGAAGCAATTGCAATTACTCCTTGAACAATTTTACTTGTCACAAAATTTGAACCCCTTCTTGGGGATTCGTGATTAAACAAAATACCATTGCTGATGAACATATTATATGAATGTCTATAATTCCTTCCTATATTAAAAGCATAAACTTTTGAACAACCGTAAGGACTTACTGGCCGCATTGGTGTTGTTTCTCTTTGAAACCCATCATCATCAACACAATTACCAAACATTTCGGAAGAACTTGCTTGATATATCTTTGCATATGGACATGCTATGCGACATGCTTCGAATATATTTAATACGCCAATTGCATCAACTTGGGATGTATGAATTGGAATATCAAAACTAATTCGCACATGGGATTGTGCTGCGAGATTATATATTTCATATGGCTGAACATGTTGAAAAATATGAATCAATGATGCCAAATCTGTCAAATCGCCATAATGCAATTCTAATCGTTCATGATGAAAAATATCATCCAATCGTGCTGTTTGGTTTTCTGCAACAGAATTTCTTCTCAAAATACCATGAACATAATATCCTTTCTCTAAAAGAAGTTCAGCAAGATATGATCCATCTTGCCCGTTTATCCCTGTAATTAATGCAATCTTTTTCATACTCTAGCCTTATCATAATTTTCTTTAAACCATTCTATAGTTTTATGTAATCCTATTTCAATAGGAACAAATTTATAATTAGGAAACAAACTTTTCAATTTACTATTATCTGATGGTTTTCGAAACTGTCCATCTTTTTCTTGATTAAAAACAATATTTCCTTCAAATCCCATTTTCCATGCAATATCTTGTGCTAAAACCGCAATATTTATTTCTTCATCTGGTGATATGATTAGTGGTTCTGGATCATCATAATTTTCTAAAACCCATTCTGTAATATATCCTACATCTTTTGAATAAATAAATTCTCTGTATGGCTTTCCGGTTCCCCATATTTCAAAATCGGTATTGTTTTCTTTTGCTATATAACATTTATGAATAAGAGAAGGGATAACATGTCCAGAATCCAGATTGAAATTATCATTTGGTCCGTAAATATTACAAGGAATTACTGTGACAAAATTGCACCCATACTGATCCCTGTATGCTCTACTTTGAACTTCTAACATTCTCTTTGTGTACGCATAAGCATAATTAGATGAGTGTGGTTCGCCCTGATGCATTTGTTCTGGTGATAATGGGTACACCGCA